TTCCGGGGGGTTTCCCACCTGACATATTTGCCCAGATGTTTGGTGGGGGCGCAAATCCATTCGGATTTGCGCCCGGGGGACCTCGTGGTCCTGTGAGACGTTCCAATTTTGATCATGAATTGAGGGTCTCATTCGAAGAGTCCTTTCGGGGAACAACACGGAACATGCGTATCACACTGGACAAGACCTGTTTCAATTGTAAGAAAAAGTGTACCCAGTGTAATGGTCGTGGGGCTATTCAACACCAGATGGGTCCTATGGTCATGAATCAGACGTGTGGTGTGTGTCGTGGGGAGGGTGGTGTTGCTCAAGGCTCATGTTCCCAGTGTCAAGGTGGGCGTAAAAAGGAATTGCTCAATTTAGAACTGAGGGTACCTCCCGGTGTGGAGGAAGGGAACGTACTCACGGGTCATGGACTCGGGGAACAACCACGGAACCCCGGGGAGGAACCTGGAGACGTTCTGTTTCATATAAAGGTTGACCAACACCCGGAGTTTATGCGTCAAGGACTTGATCTCATATTTCAGACCAAAATTAGTTTTGAAGACTCGGTCAACGGGAAGAAAATCCAGGTTCCACACTTCGACGGGCCTATACACATAGACACGGCGGATTGGGGTGTTTTGGATCCTCGTGAAGATTACATCGTACCATTCAAGGGGTTCAAGGTTGGGGACAAACAAGGGAGACTTCGAGTATCATTCAACGTGATTTATCCTCACGCCAAGACCAAGTTCAATCTGTCCCGGGAAGTGACCTCACCGCCAAAAGAATGATAGCCAAGATGGCTGACATGGAACTGATACTGGCTTGGTCAATAACGAGGTGAATAGCCTCGTCAATATTCAATTGAGCATGATGAAAGACCACATCGTTCAGACCGCTCGGAATAACTCCGAGGGTCGCGCCCCGTACGACGTGCTTTTGTATTTTGATAGTTGCTCGCAAAGTCTTTTGGGTCAAAGGGTGACGCTGGACTCTGCGAACAGCCACGAGTGTCCTCACGCACGGCTTATTCATACCTACTATAGACGCGGGTTTAATTTTTATATAGAATACTCGCGATGACAAAAGCGCTCAAAATGGGGAAGTTGGACGTGAGTACGTAGGCAAAGGGAGTTGTGAGTGTGATTAAAAGAGCTTCCCAGAGGGCGTCTGGCATAGCTACAATGTGTCACTCGTCTTTAGGTGGCGTACGCCACAAATATCTGCGACCCGATCTTGCCCCGACCCTTGGGGGTCTCCTCCACGCGCCCGAGTATACTGACGAAACACTCTTCGGGCTCGAACCCGACCTGGGAGACGCGCCAGCCTATTCCGTGCAGCGTCCCAGGCATCTTGACGAGTTCCCACCCGATAGGCTTTTCGGGCTCTTCGCACGACTGGATACTTCCGTCTTCGCACATGACGTAGTGTTCGCCCGCGATAGGCGTGGTCTCCAAGCTCCCGCCATAGTGATACGTCGAGGCTGTTCGCTCGAGACCCTCCGAGGGCTTTTTGAGGGGGAAGCCGTCCCAAGGTATCTTGAATGTGATACCGGGCGTGATGAAGTCAATGAGCTCCATTTGCCTTTTGCTTTTCGAGCCGAGCCTCCTTAATACGGACGGCTTTCTTTGTGTAGATGGCGCGCTCACGAGCCTTGCGTGCTGACTCGCGCTTCTGTTCACGGCGTGTAGGCTCCTTTTCCATCTGTTTAGTACCTATACTTTCGCCCACTTGGGTCGGGCGGGACACGTTTTTTCGGGGCCCATAGTAACAATGGACGGGGCGGAAGATGCAAGCATCCTCCGCCTCCTCAAAAAACAAACAAAGGCACACAAGTACCTACACAGTTTCACAAAGGCCGAAATCGAAGAGATACTTGCGCCCCACGTCCCGCGTCTCAAGTCCCTTCACATTTTAACAACAAAATTAGCCCCACCAGAAGTCCATGACGAATACATTGAGCTTAGAAATCGTATCGTTGAACGTGCTCGAACCGATCTCCAAACTGAATTTAAAAGGAAAATTAAAGTTCCCGAAGGTCACGATCTTATTTTAAAACATTATCTACTCACCTTGTAGGATGGGGGACTGCGTCCCGGAGCAGTGGCAGAGCCACCCGCTCCCGGAGTGCCCCGTGTGTCTCGAGCCCCTCGAAGGCACCATAGTGACGCTTGGGTGTTGTCATAACCGTGTCCATATCCAGTGTTATCTGGAAAAGTGCCCTTTGTGTCGCGCACAACTCCCAAAACCCGAACACGTAGTTGTACCCGTTCCCGTACCCGCCGTCCCCCCGCCTCAGACACGTGCTCAAAAACTCATAGTCGTGTTTCCCGCTATAGGAACGCTTATGGCTATAGGAATGATAATGGTCATCTTTAGCACGTACACGCACTAAAGGTCGTACTCACGCAATCCAATCTCTTCATCCTTTTCGATCCAATATTTGATAGCATTTTCAAGCTTTTGCTCGGCTTCAAGATCCTTTTGACGAGCAAAAGCGTGTGTCAAATCACTGACCCGATCCCACATGATGCGACACTGGGGTGTTGCTTTCGAGGTGGCACAGGCGGCATGAGCATCCTGAACGGCCCTCTTGATGTCATTTGGGGTCACTTTGGAGCGCGGGGGACTTGGTTTCGCACACGCCAGGACGAGCATTCTTGCTTACTTAGAGACGACACTTTTTATATGACAAATGGCGACGCGTATCGTCCTCAAAGCAAGTGACGTGGCGGCAATTTTGGGTCGAAATCAGTACAAACCTCGCCAAGAGGTTCTACAGGACCTATGGAAGAAATATGCGCCACAAACATTCACGGGCAAGACCAAAAAGGACCGGGCCGAGGAGGCTCTGAGCGCCTCGACCGAGGCTCAGAGTGTTTTGGCAAGTGCCCTAAGTACCAAGGCGAAAGACTCCCTTGAGGTCCAGAAGATTTACAAGGAGGCGGTCCAAAAGGTCAATTCTGATACAAAATTGAGTGCGACCCAAAAGGCTGAGGTCGCCGAACACTTGCGGTCTCGCGTATACACGACCCATGGGACCCGGTCAGAGGACAAGACGGCCGATAAGGTCACATTCCAAGAGAACGTCACGTGGGTCAAAGACAATTCATTTTACAATTATGACGTGTGTGAGATCGGGGGACGCAAGTTTGTGGTCACGGGTAAGATTGATCGTATCGAAGAGCGTCCGGACGGGTCTAAGATTCTGGTCGAAATCAAGAATCGCACGAATCGTCTGTTTCGACGCGTGGTCGAGTACGAGATGATTCAGGTTCAGATGTACCTCCAGATGCTGGGTCTTGTACATGCAAAGCTCGTGGAGCAGTACAACACACAGGTTATGAGTCATGAGATTACCCGCGACGAGGAGATGTGGTCGAACGTTATTCAACCGGGTCTTCAAGAGTTTTGTCAAGAACTCAACAACTGTATGGAGTCCTGAGTCTTTTGGTCGAGTTCTGACCCGACCTTTGTTTTTTTGAATATTTGAAGCGGAAACGTTTCAATACCAGTCACCCATTTAAAGACTTCACCAAAAGCAAGTGTTCCTGCGACGACCAGCCACAGAGGTTGGCCTTTAAGGTACTTTTTGTGAACCCAAAACCCCACCGCAAAGGCGAACAGGGTCGTTAGTATACTTGCTGAATTCATACTACTTTTTGTTTAGAAAATTAGTCTTAGCCGTTTGGATTTGTGCCGTTTGTGAGACACATCATATACACGCAACTACTTCCTGGCGCACACCCTTGCTCGTAAGGGTAAACGTCACCATCTCCACAAAAACGACCGTTAAGAGGGTCACCTGTTTCACCCGTTGTCGCGTTATGACACTTTTGATCAGATGGGTCGTATGTGAACCCGCTAGGACAACTCTGTGGCGTATAACAGGCTGAAGATGATGTCGAGCCGTATGCGGAAGTCATTTGACCGTTCGGGCATGGCGTGCAATTGAATGCACCGCCAGCTGAATACGTGCTTGGTAAACAGTCTTTACACGTGTCATCTAAAATATCCATGTACTTCCCTGCACCACACGACGTCGACGATAGACAATACGCATCTTTATAATCTATTCTGCCGTCTGGGTAGTGCAACGCTCCTTTCAAAAGTTGATCAGAAAGACATGATGTAACAGAACAGTCTTTAGTTGTTGTTCCATTTGTACATGTGCATGAAGTTGCCGTTGAACTACTCGTTGTCCCGCCGTGAAGACATTGTTTACACGTCGACCCGTCCAAATAATAGTTTGGAGAACAAGATCCTCCAGAACTCGGAGTTGTGGCGGCCGCTTGACATTGAGACCTACAATAAGAAGTTGAAGCCCCAAACCCTGTTACATTTTCGGCACCGCTGTAAATTTTACACACGCCACCACCATTACGTACAAAGTGTGTACAGTTGGGCGTTGCCAAGCACAAAGTTTTACACTGATCTACTGTCATCACGGCCTGACCACCGGGTAAAAGCTTCGTCTGATCAGATTCATCTGTAGTTTGCGTTGTTGTCTGCCATGAGACCGAAGGTCCTGGAGCAGGACCTGGAGCAGGACCTGGAGCCCGGGAAGGTCCCGGTGCCGGTGAGCACTCCGCCCCAAAAGATGGACACGTCACGTTCCCATAGTACAAGCCCGCAGTTATACCCCCTCCAACTATCAGACAGAAACAGAACACGACGAGAATTATTAGGCCTGAATTAGCCATCTACTATAAGTAGATTTTATATTTTAGTTCCCGCTCGAGACTCTACGAGTCTCTCACTCCTGGTGAATAGACACCTTGCCCTTGAAGATGTCCTCCAAAGTAATCATAAACACCTCCTCGTCGGCGGCACCCTCCTCCTGGCTACTCAGCTCCCACCCCTCACCCTCCACAAACTCCGTCACGACGCACTCGACGAAACGGACGTGCTTGCCCTTGGACTTCAGGGACAACGTCACCTTGCGGCCCACCAGGGACTCGAACCAGTCCTCATACGTCTCCAGCTCATCCGCAATCTGATCGCGCTCCTTAGCCAACTCGAGAACAGCCTCAATCGCCTCCATTTTGTACCAAAAATATGTCTGCCCCTTTTAAGTCAGGATGAGCAACCTTGATGTCGTTCTCCTCTCAATTGCAGAAATCTTCGGAGACTTTGGGTTTAAGAGCTTTGCAAGAGGCGGCGGTCTTCCGGGGTTCGCTCAGGGCGCTCTCGGGTACGTGGGCGTCATCTACTTTTTGATCAGGTCTTTGCGCGTCGGGAACGTTCTTTATGTGAACGGGATGTGGGACGGCGTTTCAGCCGTGCTCGAGACGCTTGCGGCCTACTTTCTACTCGGGGAGAGACTCAACAGACCTATCGAATACGTGGGACTCTTGGCAATTATCGTAGGTATATTCCTGTTACACGCGCCCGAGGGGGCTATACCATATAACTAGAGCTGGAGGTACACGGTCATTTCAAACCATTCGTCTTGAGCCGCTCTTCGTCTTGAACCTGAGCGCTCGCTCTTGGCTGCGGCCGGGTACCGCGTCATCCACTCCTTGGGAGGCTCGTCATCCCATACGTGTTTCCCCACTTTCCGGTCCGAGTAGTAGTCGCCGTAGTAGAACACGTCCGCCATATCGTCCGGGTGCGCGTCGTGCCACTTGAGGAACCTATACGTCCTTTCGAGGTCGATAAAGTCCTCGATAAGGTCCCTAAATATCCTATGGCGCCACTGGGGAGGGAACTCGTCCGCAAACGCCTGAGCCTCCTCGAACGCATCATCGAGCGCTTGGCCAAACACCTCGGCGCACTTGTGCTCATAGGCCTCCTCTTCCCACTGGTCCCGGACCTTGTGGAACCCTGACCAGTAGACTGGAGCCCGGCACATAGGACACGAGGAGCCATTCGCTCCCTTGAGGTACCAGTTCTTTATGCATCCTTTGCAGAAAACGTGGCCGCAGCACAGTTTCTGGAAGGGACCAGCTTCGGAGTAGCAAACGGCGCATTCACAGCACGGCTGTGAATGCAGAGGGCACTCCATGGTCTCTTGTGATGATCCAAGAGAAGTTTGGAAGAGCCTTGGGTGGGACAGGACACGAATTTTCTTCGTTCCGTATATGGACGTCGTGAACGTCGCCTTGAAGTATGGATTCTGGGTGTTTGGAGGGTACGTGAGAGATGTCATGGTACGAGGTGAAACCAGTTACAGGGACATAGATATAGGGTGTTCTTGGGACCAGATGTATCTTGTTCCGCAATTTTTGGAAGAAATTGGGGCCCAAGTTAAATACGATACACTCCAAGTCACTGGGAGGACACAACACCGCCTTTTTCCTTACATTAGACGCATCTTAGATGTGAAAACTCAGTTTGAGTCTATAGATCTCATTGTATTTTCAAGTTTAGAAGACTTTTTGATACAGGACGACGACTTGAAAGTCTCGTGTAATAACTTTTATATGACTCGAAATGGAATTTTCATGAGAGGGAATTTCTCAAAGGAACATGTTGATTACTACACGAAACTTACTCTTCAAAAGAAATTTATAGTTCTTACAGAGAGTAAATTCAACTTTAAAATGAGAGATAAGCTTTTAGCCAAAGGGTGGTTAGAAACTTGCAACGGCGTATGAGGATGTGCCTGTACCGGAGGGTGGTGGAGTGGTGACCTGTGGGGCACTACAGATTCCTCCCATAACAGCTCCGTTAGACAAGCCTGGGCAACAAAACGGCCGAGACGTTGTTGTTGCCTGACCTACAGGTACACACGCCGGGTTACACATACCCGTGGCGTCCACGCTCAGACCCGAGCAGCATGGTCCGAGTGCAGCGTTGCCCCCTGCTGGTGTACATGTGCTTCCTCCACTTCCGGTCCCGCTTCCGCTTCCGCTTCCGGTCCCGCTTCCGCTTCCGCTTCCGGTCCCGCTTCCGCTTCCGCTTCCGGTCCCGCTTCCGGTCCCGCTCCCAGTTCCGCTTCCGGTCCCGCTCCCACTCGAAGTTGTTCCTTGAGTTCTCGGACTTGGTCCCGGAGCCCGTGAAGGTCCTGGAGTCCCCGCAGGAGCCCCTGCAGGCGTCCCCGAAGGTGCAGGAGACCCACCTATAACACCAGTGGCAAACAAAGCTCCGATTATAACTGCTACACATACACAGAAGACTAAACCACCTATAGCTACAACCACGCCTGTTTTCATTCTATAAATTACAAAGAGTTTTTCTCCGGCCTAAAGACTCTTGGGGCTTATTAAGGAAGCATGGCAACAATAGTCGCTCCTCCACGGGGTCCTGTGACCCGCACGATCCCAACACGTCGGGGCGGGAAGTTTCGTTGGACGATCCATACACACCCGAACAACGCCTTTACCGTAAAAATGACTGATGAAGCGCCAACAGCCATCGTAGGTTTCAAGAACGTTGATCACGCACTTATAGTTGGTAAGATGATTGAATCGCATTACATCAAGCAAAAGGAGTGGCCCGACACGACAGGCCGACTCATTTTACCAGCACCCCACGACGGGGACCTTGATTTTCTATTTTTACGTAAATGGGACTTTGCTGATCTTCAGGTGGCCTGTACGAAGAACTTTTTGAACCTCGTATCGGTCGACGATCTCGAAACTACAAGGACGGGTTTCAATTTTGATGGAAAATTGTTGTCCTTTGAAGCTCCCGTAGAAGTTTACATTGAGAGTCTTACTGAGATGTTTGAGCGGCCGGGACCCAGCCCCGACCTTTGAGTACTGCTTTAGCATAGACCGCGCATAGACAAAAATGAATATGGGGCCAATCAAGGACGTCCATCTCGTCCATCTTAATCTTAAAAGGGTTCTTGTTGATTTCAAGTACCAAATTAGTACGCTTCTCAGGGCTCAGAGTCTCTGCGATATCACACATGTGTGAAAGCCACTTGACGTGGGTTTCAGACGTGGGGTCAAACACCTTCACAAACTTTGCAGTATTGGACATTTTCTATTACGTATCTAATCTTTTTAAGCCGCGGCACACGCACCGCAGTACCCGTCGGCCCGACGCACAAACAAGAGCCACAAAGCCAGAACGATGAGGGCGTACAGGACGGCGTTCTTCATTGTACTATTCCTCAACATCTTCTTCTGTCTCTTCGTCATCGTCCTGATCCTCCTCTAAAGAGTCCTCGTCCTCCTCGTCCTCTTCTGAAGTGAACACGTCAGATTCCTCTTCGTCCTCGTCTTCGTCCTCGTCCTCCTCGTCTGAAGGAACGTAATCATCGTCAGACTCGACTTTAATAAACCCATCCTCGAGAGGGGCAAAACCGATGTCACACTCGTCGCTCGTCTTGAGGTACTCGGCTATAGACTCGTCATCAACTTCGTACGTATCCTCCTCATATCGCCAAATTTTATCATCAGATTCGGACAGGTATCTGATGGTGAAAATGACTCCATTCTCCTCGACGATCTTTGCGAGGAGAGGAACTGGCTTACGGGACCCAACATCTGTCCAAACACGGACGAGACTCCCGCCGAGTGAAGACATCTGCTGATGTCTACCTTAAATGTTTTTATCTGGCTTTTACGCACCTAAAGCTTGGCGATCGTGTTTGCCAGGAGCTTGAGGCCCCGAGGACCACGCTTGGCACCTGCGTTGCGGCGCTTAGCGCGCACGGGCTTCTCACCGAAGAGAGCGGCGATGCCCATATTACCGCCTGGGCTCACGCGGTGCTTACGTGGACGACCACGGCCACGCTTGGGCTTGTAGCCCTCGAACAACTCCAGCGCGTATGGCTTGCGCTTCACGGGGAGGACACGCACGCCACCTGCACGAGGGGCGTACTTTCCACGAGCCTTGCCCGAGTTCTCACGCTCCTTGCGGTTAAACTTGGGGCGGATGGGGCTGGGGACCTTATTCTTGACGTACTTTGTAGCAACGGTCGACCCGGCTGGGTTCTTGTAGAACTTAGCCTTGGGGTTGTATGCAACACCCTTCTCCGTCTTGACGACGTACTTGCCCTGAGCGGTCCGGTAAATAACCCGGCGCTTAAAATTCATGAAATTCGTGGCTTCCATTTTTTTGTACTATTTCGCACGAAAATTTACTTGGGGGTCATGGACCGGAGCATGGCGTCGATGCGCGCACCGGCACCGGCGGGCATCTTGGCAGCGCGTCCACGGCGCTTCACGATCTTCATACCCGCAAGACCCATAGGGCTGCCGGGGGTCACGATGTAGCGGCGAGCCTTGACGGGGCGACCACGGCGCATCATGACCTTCATGCCGGCCAGACCGATGGGGCTACCTGGGGTGATGATGTGGCGGTGCACCTTAGCGGGGCGGCCACGACGCATCATGACCTTCATGCCGGCCAGACCGATGAGGCTCGTGCTCGCCTTGGGGCTGGCATACAGACGCGCCAGGTTGCCGGCGTGCACGCCCGCGCGAACACCGCGCTTCTTGTACTTGTCCTTGCGAACCTTGCGGGTCGCCTTGGGGCGGATGGCGGTTGGCACACGCGCCTTGGAGTTGGTCAGCGTGCGCTCAGTGCCGCCTGGGCTCTTGACGTAGGCAGCCTTGGGGTTGTAAACTGTAGAGCCCTTGTCGGACTTGGCAATGTACTTGCCCTCGGACGTCATATAGATTACGCGCCGCTTGGAGTTCAGGAACTTAGTGGGGGCCTTGGGGACGGCGGGACGACCACGAGCCATAGTAGTTGGTACTATTACACGAGAAAAAGTTTGGGGTCTGGGAACCGTCGGGTCATTTTCCTCAGGATAAAAATATTGGTATAGTGTATAGTAGGATGTCAGTGTATAAAATAACAAACAACATAGATGGAAAGTTGTATATAGGTCAAACAACGAGGTCTCTTCAAGAGCGTTTCAGAACACATTGTGCAACTTACTCGGAAGGAAAGTGTCCGAAACTCTGGAACGCCATCCAGGCTCACGGTAAAGACAATTTCAAAATAGAATTGCTTTGGTCAAAACCTGGATGTTCAGTCGAAGAATTAGACTTCAAGGAGAGGGAATTCATTAAACTATACAATACACTGAGTCCGAACGGGTACAACCTTCAGGAAGGTGGACATGGGTCGAGACATAACGAAGAATCGAAACTCAAAATATCTGAAGCCAAGAAGAATCTATGGGCTGAAAAAGGTGATGAAATTCGAAAAAAGGTCGCAGAAAGAGGAGTGTCTGAAGAAACGCGACAAAGAATATCTGAAGCATCTATTCAAAAGTACATCGATAGACCAGAGCTCAAAGAGTTTTCACGGAATAGACTTGGTTCAACCCATACTGAAGAAACATGCGACAAGATGGTCGAGGCATGGAAGAAGCGCAAAGAAGATCCAGAATATAGAAGAATATACGAAGAAATGGCTGTTGAACGTAGCAAACCCGTACATATGTTCGACATTAACAGAGTTCTTACCCGGGTGTTCGACTCCCTTAGTCAAGCAGGCGCATGGGAAGACTTTACAAAAGGAGGTGTGGAGTCGGCTATACGTTCAGGTTCACTTTACAAAAAGGAGCATTATCTTTCATATACAGAAACCCCGCCACCTGAAAAACAACGGGAAACTAAGAGTATATATTGTTTTGATAAGGAAGGGACTCTAGTAGACGTGTGTAAATCTCTGGATGAGATTCATGAAAAGACGGGGTTTAGCGCATCAGGGGTTCTTAAGAATGCTATAAAAGGTGGTAATCTTTACAAAGGTCAGTTCTATTTTTCATACTCTTCAACCCTTCCACTTGTGTCCACACCCTAAGCACGTAATAAACGCCGTCATTGGCTCGTCCGCGGAACGAGTCTGTAAAAGATAGAACGTAGTTTTCCTAGACTTGCATTTCCTACATATAAACTGCCCGACATAATCCTCATCCATCTGCGCCTTGGCTTGTTCCCTCTTGTTGTCCCTCTCCTTGAGGGCCATCATCGTCTTGGCGCACGGCCCATCAGGCCACAGAACCTCGGCTGGGTACTTGGCGAGGTTCTTGACGTCAAGCTCCTTGGTTTTGAGCCTATAGGCCAACTGATTCACGAGGTTGAGCTTGACGCGGACCCGGTCGCCTTCAACCTCTGTGGACACGGAGACGGCGTGGTTCGGTCGCCGGAGCTCGGTGGTGAGCCAACTTACCTTGGTCTTGTAAATCTTGCGAAACCGAGGATTTTCCCAAGACGCATCTTGGTTGATTTGACGAGCAGATTGGACCGCCCAGTTGAGCGTACTGATTTCTGCGTTTCTGGATATAGCCCCGGGCGCGATGAGGTCTGCAAATATCTGACGCGTGTATTCGCGCAGGGGGTGATTCATCCGGGCCGAGTACGTAGTACTCTTCACGCGCACTTTTTGTTTAAGTTACCCACGTCGTCTGAAGACCCCTGGGCCCTGCAGGACACGTTTTTTAAAGAGGTCCCTCGCTTTTAAAAACATGTATCCAAAAGTTGCGTGTACAGCGCACCGCCGGGACCTGACCTTTAACACGTGTCAGAGATGTGCCGAGCGCAATTTAATTCGTGAATTGATGCTTGAGGCGGGACGTCAGGGGGTTCACTCCTGGTGTCTGGCCCGATGGATTCACAGGAAATACGGAGACCTTATAGTCGTTCGAAGACTTGGAAACGGGACTATGGGTACATCCCTTCCCTGTATCGTGTGTCGCAAAGTCCTAGACAGAATGTCTATCCAGTGGAGGGCCCATATAGGACCGAAGTGGGTCCGAAGTACAGACCCTGATCTCCCCGAGTCTAGACCTACCCATAGACAAAGTCAGTCTTGGAAATAAATATTGATAAGAAATAATGAAGACTCTTCAGTCTCTCTTGAGTATCGGTCTTGGGTTTGCAATTGCGTGGACGATACTCACGTACGTTCCAGTTCAGCAGCCTAAGGTTTCTTATTATACCCTGGACGCTTGGCCACTCGAGCTAGATGATTCAAACTTGGCAATTATCGGTGTTGGTCTTGCGACGGCCAAACCCAAGCCGAGCGTTATGGATGCGACACCCGCACCTATGGCAAAGCCCGTGATGATGGCGTCGGCACCGGGTTCCAAAACGATGGCGGCGGCACCGGGCCCCAAGCCTATGATGATGGCTCAGAGCCCTGCGCAACCCATGATGATGATGCCGTCCCCAAGCCCGTCGTCTTCCATGATGTCCATGAGCCCCGTTTCCATTATGCCTTCTCCTTCCTCTTAATTCCAAGAGCGTTTTCGAGTGTTGATGTTGCCCGACTCAAGGGTTTGTTTCGTTTCAAACGAAGCGTATCAGTTTCTGTTGAGGAATTCTCAATCGCCATGAGCTTTCCTGAATTCTGAACGTGTTTTGATGAGCTTCCAGTCTTCGTACTCATCGTGCCGTCACCGCCGGACGTTGCAAAGTACAACTTTTCAAAAGGAAAATGGATCCTCGGAGGTTCTACGAGTCCTCCGTACCCTCGAAACTCTTCGATGGTCATGGTCCCGCCGAAACACTTGAGGGCTTGACGTTTGGGTGCGGGCCACAGGGACTCGTACCGGCCTATAGAGCGTCTTCTCATCATGGCCAAAAAGGACTGGATCTCACCTGAACGTGAAGTCCCCATATCTATGGCGTATGCCTTGGCACATTGCCACGAGCAAAAGTTCCCTATACTTGAGAACCTATCTAATTTCGAATCATATTTGATTGGAAGGTGGACAGGGGGATCTATAGGCAAAGCGTGGACGCACCACCAGCAAACCAGGGAGTCCCGAAGGGACTCTTGCCCGTCACTTTTAGAAGTCTCTTTCCCGGCGGGTGCCACAAAGTCCTTCGGACTTTGGCTCATTAAACTTAAAAAACTAAGAATCTTTAATAATAGATGCTTTTGTCAATTGATTGTGGTATCAAGAATCTAGCAATGTGTTTGATTGATCCTTTGACGAAGAAAATTCACCAATGGGACGTCTCGGGGGTCCCGCCGAAACACGCAGATGGGATATTCCCATGTATGGTCAGACACTTGAACGGAAAACCCTGGGTCCTCGAGGCTAAGACGATTCTGATCGAGAAACAACCCGATAGGAACCGGGGTATGAAAGGTATTGAGAACCTGCTACACACGTACTTTTTGGTCAAGGAAAAGGACGTGGTTATTTGGGACGCGCGTCACAAGATTCCCGACCATGCGGGGGCGGGCAAAGCCATGTATGCCAAACGCAAGAAGGCTTCGGTCGAACGTGCGCGTGTGTTTATTTCAAAAGACAACGAGAACTGGGTCAAGTTTTTTGACGACCACAAAAAGAAAGATGACCTTGCGGACTCTGTGATGCAGGCCCTTTCGTTTATCGAGAAACGTCCTACTGATGAGAGCCCAAAAAAGGCTAAGAAAGCAGCGCCCCGAAAACCTACGGAAAACCAAAAGAATACAAAGTACTCAAAGGCGAATCTTGCGTGGCTGGTCAAGACCGGAGCCAAACAGGATGCGCGGTTCAAAAAGGACCTTGCAAGGTACTATTCTTCAATTGATGAGCTTATTTCTGAGTTTTCACTGACCCGGGTTTGAACATCGAAGATGTTCAAACTCAAATCAACATAAGCTTCTGGTGACCCACGCGAATCTTTGTGTCCACGTGGATGGTATGGCCGGCAGCCTGAAGAGCGCGACAGAAGGAGACATCCTCGCTATTCATATCCACGAGGGAGTCGACCTTTTGAAGGTCGCTCCAGAACCAGGGATACTTGAGGTCCTCGACAACACCTTTACGAATCATCATCCAGCCCATACCCGTATAAGCGACAGGCACGTAGGGGGAGGACTCCTTGGAGTCCGACGCGAGGTCCTCAGGACGCATAAACTTGAAAGAGCCCGTCTTGGCAAAAAAGTCCTCGTTCCACTCCTTGACGGTTGCAAAGTGCTGGAGGTCCTCCATCATGTACATTCCGGCCGTCACGTCGTGTGGGCTCTCCAAAAGGGCGAAAAAGTCTTCAGGCTTGAACACAATGTCCGAGTCGATCCACATCATGACGTCATAGTCCACGTTTCCCTGAAACGGCTTCTGGTCCGGGCCCTTCAAGACATCACCACCCAGACACTTGGCCCGTGCGAAATGGACCACGGACGAGTACTGCTGGGAAATCATAACCTGGTGACCCCGGTTCGAGGCTTGCATCAAGAGATCAGACCAGGCCAGCAGAAACTCGCGTGAATATGTACGACCGGGCATACAGAAGATAACCTTGACCATTTTTCTAAAAAAAGACTCAATCCTTTAAGGCTTTACACACGTAACAGGTCCAAGAGTGTTGTAACCCGGGGGACACTGGGCATCCGGCGACTTTGCCTGAACGTCAGAGTACCCAGACGTCGTCCTTTTCGGTTGGTTGAAAAATATCCATAAAATCAGGAGAACGACAACAGCAATAAGAGCCTTGTGAAACTTGTCCATTTACGTTTAGTACATATTTTTTTTCCTCGTCTATTTCAATGAAAGACTGGATCATTGTAGCGCTCGTGTTGGTCATCCTTCTTATTCTCTTTCGACGCTCAAGTTCTTCAGTGCCTGCTCCGTCCAATTGTAATCCAAAATTGGTAGACAAGAACGCCGTCTGTTCCAACGTATTCCCACGGAACAGTTACCCGAAAGATGGGCCCATATCGTCCGATGATCCTACGAAAAAGTATTGTTGTCAATAAGTAATGAGTGAAACAGGAACAATAATATTAGTTCTTGTTTGCTTCTCTATATTCGTCTCGTGTGCTGTAGGAGGATGGTACTTTTATCAACAGTATCAACTTCAGCACTGGAAAGGGTCTGGGTCGAAACTAACAGCAGATCAGCTTCAGGCCTTTTTAGCAGCAGGCGGCAAACCGAACACAGTCAACTGTCAAAATCTCAGTAATCAAAAACTGACGTACGCGGATCATCAAGGAACGGCTCAACTTCCTGATTGGGCCGGGTTTAACCTCCAGAAGTGCACGACTGTTCCAACAGAGTTCACGGCAAACACGAGTCTTTTTAGTCAGTACTATGGTTCCACGACTATGGCGAATCAGCTTACAAATGACCCGGCCATAACCGAGTCTCAACAAATTGATAGTACAGGAAGTTATTACCTTGGAAACCCAGTGAGTAAAAAGACTATGACGCTCGACAGAACAGGAGTACTTTCACTGAAAAGTAATACTTCCGGAACCCCAACAACGATATGGAGCACACCCGCCTCAACATCAAACACTTATATTCTCCAGTTTGACTCGAACAACTATAATTCAGGGAACCTTTGTGTTTTTCAAAAAGGGAACCCACTCCCAACCTGGTGTATGCTCCCCCAGGTTCAGGTTTCTACAACAGGATCTAGTAACAATGGCCAATCAGTGAATCTGCAGGCGCAACAGGATGCACAGCTTGCGGCTGGAAATTTGAAAAACTCTTCAGATACAGAGTCCAGGTTTGCAATGATAGATGACTCTGGTAACTTTTGCATGTACCGCGGAAGTCCTGGAAGTATTCAAGGGTCGAGCATAATTTGTAAATAAAATATAGACTTGAAGTATAATGAGTGACGGATTGTGTGTAGGCGGTTGGGGCATAGGAAACTGCGGAAGCAGTGGCACTCAGGCCCAGACCCAGTACAATCAGACGATGAATCAGCTCTGTTCCAGTACCTCGTCATTCATTCAATCTGCAAGTAGTAGTACGACCGTTGCCAATTTCAATACGCAGACCCTTGCTCTTGAAATTGGAGGAGACGTTGGTCCAAACTGTGATATAACACAGAACCAGTCTATCAATATCACCTCCAGTGCAACTGGAAACCTTGACCAGTCCCAGTGTGCGTCAATGGGGTCTTCCATAGGTACAGCCCTTACAAACATGCTCAACCAGAATGCGTCAGCAACGTCTCAGCTTTTGAGTGGTGCTTCAAGTTCTGCAGATCTTACAAACATTAACGCATCGGTACAAAGTATCGTAAACAGCACGACACAACTTTCAAGTTACCAGAGCATTCTTCAACAGACATTCAATACTCAACACGCGACCCTCGTCGTTGGTGGAAGCTGTAACGGCAAGATTACACAGAACCAAAGTATTGTCGCGAACGTTATCGCCTTGAACGTACTCAAGGCGGTCCAAAATGCACTGTGCACAAATCAAGCCACTGCAAATCTGTTCACCCAGCTTTCTCAGACTTCAAACTCCACATCTCTTGGAGCAGCAAACCTGCTTGACTCATTCTTCAACGGAATTGCGACCGTCCTGAAGGTTCCAGCAGATACTGTAAAAACTGGAATGATTGTTTTTGCTGTAGTATGTTGCGTCATATGTCTAGGACTTCTCGCATTTATGCTAAGTCCTGCGGGTCAGGAGTCGACGACAACGGCTGTAAGCGCAGGGGCAAATATAGCTAAATCAAGAGCTGGTTAAGAACCGGCAGTTGCTAGTCGGGCCGCAAGAAAGTTTCCACTTGAGGGACCTGAAGGTGCATCCTGACCCCCTGAAAGTAATAACAACAGAATCAAACAACAACAGATGAAAACAAGTCCAATGCAACCACCAAGAGCTAATTTCTGAGCTGTTGGTGTAGGTAATGTTTTATCAATAAAACTGCTCTTTCCGGGCTGTACCAAAAAGTCTGAAAGATCATACGCTTGACCCTGAACCATAACTTTACCGGGACCGGCTGTGCTTGTGGTTATGGGCGCTCCCCCCGGGGTTCCTACATCTGTTGCGCTTCCCGACAGCTGACCGTTATTGTTGGTCGCTTGAATAACAGTACCCTGTGCAACATTGAAAACCGACGAGCACTGCTGATTTATTGTGGCACCCGGAGCAACACTTCCACCAACCTTGAGACTTTCGAGACATACGGACTCGTTATCTTGACACGTAAAACTCGACATGGCGGCGGTACGAAGTATGGGTCCCGCGGGGTTTTGGTTTGCAGTTGCACAGTTACTAGAAACGCACTGAGGTTTCATAAACTGGGGCTGTTCAAGATGCGCAATTATACTTGCAAATTCGGTAGGAGCCTGACTAAAAGCCGAGTTGAGATGAGCAAACTCCGCGCACCCTGGGACGTTCCCTTGAGTTTTACATCCATCAAATTGCAATTGCACAGCGTTGTAACATCCACAGGCGGGGTCAGTCTGACCGGCAGTTCCACAATACGTGTTTACAAGCGTTCCAGCCATTGATTGAAGATGTATGTTGGTTTTAGGATTTGTTCCAGTATCTGACCACAAGCTGTTGATAAACGATCTCATGTTATCGTTCGCCGGCCATTGCGGGTTTGTTTGAAGACAATACGTTTGAATCATATTGATTGCTGATTGAGCATCAGCACTCGGTTGCCCACTCGAATCAACACCAAGAGCTATGTTCAAAACGGCTTCTCTCATAGATTGATCATCGGGCCAGCTTGTTGGTTTTTCTTTGAGAATTCGTACTATTTCTTGAGCGTTCAAGTTGTTCTTTCCGTTGTAATATCCATGACACGAGCTTTGAGGGTTGGCAAGAGTCGAGAAACTTTGTACGTTGCAAAAATTTTGTTGTAACGCATCGAGATCTGGAGCGTTTGCAAAGGCGTTTATCGCATCTTGGGCGAACGGATCCGTAGGAGTTCCCGTATATGTGCACTTTATCTTGACCGCCGTAGCTGCAGACCCATATGAAGTCCCCATTCCCTGAGAATATACATAAGATTGTGGTGTGAGGCCAGCAACGGTGGGGCACATTTTTGCGGCAGCCCCTGTAGAGTTTGGATCAACTCCACACTGGGTCTGATTTGCTTGACACTGAGAGCAAAGACCCCAAAAGCATTTACAACCGTACGTTCCACAACCATCACTGACTGTGTGACTCACACCGACAAACCCCCCGGGACACCCTCCACCACCGTTACACCCAGAACCGACGAGGTTGGCCCCTGGCCAGTTCACGGGCGTTATGTTATTTGTCGTGTATGATGGAGGTTGACATATGTATAGAGAGTTAAAGTAGCCTTGACCAGCTGTGCCACTCCAGTTTAAAGGGTTGTTTGTTTGAGTATAACCCTGACAACACCCTCCATTCGTGTTAGTCCAAGTTGTGCTACACGACATTCCTTTTATTAGCTTATAAAAAATATATTTCCTTGAGAGGAAATGAAAGCAACCGTGGTGACTCCGTACTATGATTGGGACGGAAGGAAGTACCTTGAAATCAGTTGCGAAGCAACTGGGGGGCCCTCTCTCGTCCGAGTCAAAGTTCCCTGGAGGTACGGAAGGGTCATGTGTCGCGTGGAGGGTCTCAAGACGGTCCAGGAACTTCAAAAAGGGGACGAGGTCGAAGTCACATTAGAAAGAAAGACTTGGGATGGCGTGGAACACTGGATCATTTCTTCATTGCGAACATGATTCCGACACCGATAATGAGAAGGCACATGCAAGCAATCAACACCCACACCCACCACGGAGTTGCTGCCTGCGCTGAAGCAGATGGAACGGTAGTCCCCGGGGAAGGTGAAGAAGCAGGAAGAATTTGAGAGCCATTCGACATGAGTTTGACATAATTGTTCGGATCTTTCTTGTATGAAAAACTCGAATTTCCAGAGGCATCAACATACACGATAACGATATTGTCACTTGGAAGTTTCCATACTTGAACAGCTGGAAGTTTAGGAGACGTGCTTATAGATTGAGCATTTACTTGTCCAGCTGATAAAGTTGCTGTCGCAGATGAAAGATCCATCGTGTTGAGACCTTTTATGTTTCCCCCGGCCGTAATGATACCTTGTAAAGCGGTAATGTAACTATCTACTTGTGTGGACGAAGTGAAAGGAGGACACGTGTTGTCCACACATCCCGTCGAAGAGTTAAAGGACGCCATCTTATACTTACTAAGATTATGTTGTGTCGAAACGGGTACCAAATTTTACTTGAAAATTCGACTGCTATAAAGCAAGAGCTCAATGTAAGACCATTGACGAATGAGTCTGTGGGGATTCCCGCCCCGGCTTTTAAAGTCTATCGTGCCCTTCGAGGGGAGGCCTCCGGCCTCACAAAGCCTTCGGCTTTGCTCGTGCCCCGCTACTACGCCCTCACCAAGTTCGGGCCCCCCGCAAAAGACGTACGCGCTGATTACGTTCGGGCTCCTCACATTACTTTCGTGGGACGCCTTCGAGACGCGACGAGACAGCCAGAAGCTTTTGCGGCTGGGATCAAAGCCTTCGAGGAGTGTGGGGGTGGTGTCCTCTCATTGGACGCGGGGTTTGGGAAAACGACCGTATCCTTGGCTCTTTCGGCACACCTGAAAGCCCGGACACTCATCGTGGTTCACAAGGAGTTCCTGGCGAACCAGTGGCGTGACCGTATTCAAGAGTTTTGCCCAGGTGCAACCATCGGCCGTATCCAACAGGGGACGCTCGATACGGACAAGGACTTTGTTATTGCTATGATTCAGACCCTATGTAGTCGCGGAGAGGATATGATACCCCCCAAGACGTTCGATCAATTTGGACTCTTAATTGTGGATGAAGCTCACCATATAGGTGCTTCGGCTTTTTCACAAGCCATGTTCAGGTTCTGTCCCAAGTACACTTTGGGTCTTACAGCAACACCTGACCGCAAGGATGGTCTAACCCGTATCCTGTATTGGTTTCTGGGTCCCGAGTTTTTCAGGGTTCAAAGGACGGGTCAAAAGACCACCAGGGTCGAGTGTGTTCAATTTAAGAGTGAAATATACAAGGAGGCTCCACCCGTGACTCGGTTCGGGAAGATCAACATGGCCGAGATGATCAATATTGTGACGGAGGTACCCGAGAGAAACACCCTCATATGCGGTCTGGTTCGCGAGGCACTCAAGGGCACTCGGAGAGTCTTGATCTTGACTGACCGCCGGGCACATTGTCACTATTTTCACCAAGAATTCGGTCCTGAAGTGTCTGGCCTATATTACGGCGGGCTGAACGAAACAGATCTGGCCGAGTCTTCCAAAAAGAGAGTCGTCATAGGAACTTTTTCAATGGCTCAGGAGGGTCTAGACATACCCGTACTAGACACGGTCATACTCGCGAGCCCAAAGTCTGATATCGTACAGGCGATAGGTCGAATCATGCGTGAGACGCCCGGGAAACAGAACGACCCCCTGATTTACGATATCGTTGACCATTGGTCCGTGTTTCACGCCATGGCTCGGAAACGGGCTAGCGTGTATAGGGGGGCTGGCTTCCAGCTGGGGTCCGAAGAGCCGCCCGAGCCCCCCTCAAAAACAGAAGTCTTTGGAAAAGGTAAGTGTCTTTTCTAAGATGCTTTGGACATGACGAATGCAGAAACACCTACACAACATACAACACCTATAACGATACCGGCAATCGCACCACCACTGAGACCTTTATCGGAGGGAACAGGAGTCGGAGAAGGAGTCGGGGAAGGACCCGGAGAGTTCAAACCAGGGTATGTACTTAAAGGGCCTGTCACCGCCATTTTTATATGTCTATATTATAAATGAAGACACAGGACGTGGTTCTGGTCCTTCTTGTCGTCATCATAGTTATTTTACTGGTTCGAAAGGTTGTATCCACGTACACGACAGCTGATGCACAGGCTTTTATGGCAAACTTTGCGAGATATACAGGTGGGTCACCTTCTGATATTCAGAATGTAGTGAACTTTTACCTTGCGACACTGAACGAGCAACCCATAATGCCCATCGTGAACGGGATACTTTCCAGTGCACCGAGTAACGTAGCGCAACCACTCGTTCCATACACGAGCGAGTCTCAACTTCAGGCCATGTTTGGTAATGCATCGAAAAATGGCGAGTCTGGTCTCGCGTTTACGGACCGTTATCTCCTTCGGTTTTTGACTGTTCTATTTATTGAAATGTTAAACACTATTCAACCTATTATTGGTAACGTAACTTGGGACGCACAGGGAAAACCAAATTTTGCTGACGAAGTTCTTCAAAAGAATCAAAGTGTCCAGGATAATATGAAGAATGTCTTCCAATTGGTTCAATCATCCGGTAATGGTCAGATGTCTCAGGACGCTCTAACAAAATTTAATGCAATTTTGCCTTCAAATTTGACCCCTTTTGCAAGTGTTCAAGATTATCTGGCAAAAAGTGGCGGTTCCAAGAACGGCGGCACGCCAGACCCATCTATGGTGTTTATTTATAAGTACATCATGGTCGGTCCAGCCTATCTCGCGTGGGTTGCTGAAAACTATTATAAACTTGACCCGGCGTTCAAGTGTTTCAATTAACCGTCGCCATAAATTTCTCAACTAAAATCAAATGATCCTCGCTCCAGGAGCCATCACCAGTCAAGCGCTTGATAAACAGATCAAAATCAATAGTGCCATTGAAAAGGACATTATTGATGTTGCGGTGGTCAAGCCGTGTGCGTGTCTGGGTGCTCAGGACTACGCGCCTGTGTACAAGTCGTCTGTTAATAAGTAAACCGGTCCAACTCCGCAGGAGTTGTTTCCCCGCAGGACTCCGAGAGTCCTCTTTAAGAACGGCACTAACGTGCCGAACCTCTCAAAGAGTCCATAATCCCCATCAATATAACACCCCCAACAAACGCCATAACTATATAATTACACTCTGTGTTATCCGAAGATAAGTAACCGGTTGGAATACTTGGGGGCGGTGCCCAAGGTTTTGGCCTGGGTGACCATGTATCTTCGAATGGCGCATATGATAGTACCATTTACCTATTTTAGGTTGAGAAAAAAAGCAAGTTCCGTAGGAACTTGGGGGCCACGCAGTTGAGCCCTGGTCTCTCATGGAAGTTTCAGGAGGGCTTCGCCTCGTTTGTAAGCAGAGCTTACAAACTCACTTCCCTTTTCCCCTTGCCCTTGGGTCCACGCTTCTTGGGGCCACCCACCTGAACCTCACGGGTATCTGGGTCGCCTTCATCGATCGAAACAATGTCAGAAACGGAGTCCGTCTCTGGAGCACGGGGAGGTCGCGTCATCATGGCTGGAGGAGGGCCCATCATATTCATGAGCGACCCAAAGTCCATACCGGGTCCACGCATCTCACGTGGGCCTGAAGGAGGGCTGGGGAACGACGATGCTTGCGCGAACGGAGCAGAGCCTCCGTTCGCCCCCTGGCCCTGCTGCGTCCTCTGAACAGCATCCATCATGTTCTGCATGAGCCCAGGGTTCTGTTTCATCACCTGAGAAACGTTCGGCACAGCCGCCTTGAACATAGAGTTGGTCAAGTGGAACATCATTGCAGACCCACCGACCATCATAATCAGCTTCACCTCAGGAGCCACCTGAACCTTGGTCTTGTACTTGTTATACAGCTCCTCAAAGACCCCATCGTAGTCCTCGACGTTCTCCATCATGTTCTGGGACCACCCGTTCAGCTCCAGGTCAAAGGGGTCGAACTTATCGTTCAGGAACTCCAGGCCCGTCACACAGGCGATGAGCATACGACGCTGGAACTTGATAGATCGGTCCACCTCGATACCATACATCATACGCTTGTACTCCGTGCGAATCTCTTCAACGTCTGAGTAAATCGTCAGACGGGCGCTGGTCGCAATACCCTTCTTGGCCAAGCGACTAATCTTGTTCAAAAGGTCGGCCTTTTCGTCCTCGATGGTCTTGTATCCGTCCGAAGGCACCTGAGCGCCACCTCCAGGCTGGAACTCACCCCCTTCCTGACCCTCGCCTTCGTACTCCTCGCCCTCCTCCCCACCATCAAACTCCTCTGGAGGTGGGACTGGAGGAGCAGTACGCTTTCCAGGATTCATAAACATGTCCAGACCGTCGTCCATCTGTGGAGGAGGCGCTGAAGGTCCTGGAACACGCTTGGCGAACGGGCTCGGCCGAGACGGCTTGGGCTTTATGGCAACCTTCTTCTCAGGAGCAACGATAGAAATCTCGTCCAACATTGCAGCCTCGTCGTCGTTCAATTTCATCTCCCTATTTCCAGTATCAAAAGAAAACTCCATAGTCTAAGACTTTTGAAGAAAAGTGATTGTTGGCTTTAACGCAAGTCAGCCCCCGGCTGACTTGGAGCCCCGGGGGCCGGACAAGTCGGTCGAAGACCGACTTGGACTCCCTTTTCCTTTTCAAAATTGAAAAAGGCCAGGGGCCGGACAAGTCGGCCGCAGGCCGACTTGGACTCGAGACCCGAAAAAAATATAGACTATTCGTAAATGGCGTTCAAGTTTGGAAAGATGCTCGTCCATGCGGTCATCATCGGTCTGCTCCTGGCAATCCTGGTCATCCTGGTCCAGGGCAAGGGCAGCGGGTTCAAGTCGTACTACGAGCCTGCTCCTCTGGTGACGACCGCCGGCCCCAACGCCCGGTCGGACCCCAAGAGCATTTTTGACCTCAAAATTGGCCTGGATTGTGTTCCAGGCCCGTCCGAGAATGCGGCGTACTACACTCAGGGCCTGACCCCAGGTGGTCTGTGCGACTCGGGTGAGTACGTGAAGGACCAGCAGCGCGACTATGCGATCGCCGATGGTGTGGGCGGCTCTCTGCTTGAAAAATAAGCTAAGTATAAAACAGAATGAATACGTACCAGATCCACGTCGATACGGCCTCGGCTGGAACCGTCGAGACGTACTCCGGACAGGTCGGCCAGCCTTCAGTCCTGAAACAGAATGGAAATCCGTTTCAGGCGACTGTTATTCTCGGAAACCGCCATCGGGCCGTTCGCTCAGCGGCCCTCAAGGATGCTCAGATCCCCGTGGGCTTCTATAACGTTCGGGCACCGTACAACACGATGAATGTAAACTCGGTCGTGTACACAATAACGCCAAGTAACTACACATTGGCTTCGCTGACAGCCGCTCTGAACAACGCCGTGACGAATGCGGTCGGTACGTTTAGCTCATCTTCAGTCACGAATCAGTTTTCGTTTGTTTCAAACTCCGGAAATGTGACTATGAATGTTCAGCCCCTGACGCTCCTTTCGTTCCTCGGGTTTACAAATGGACAGGTGGGTACTGCCATCACGGGAACAAACGCCTATATCATCAACTTTGATACGTACGTATCAATTTGGATCCAAAACTTGGGAACATCTTCTCTGGACGGTCAGCAAATTACTTACAAAATTCCAGTCACAGGAGGGTCTGGAAGTATCATTCAGTACACGGAAAGTTCAAACTGGGAACAAAAGGTTCTTGTGACGGACAGGTCGAATCGTCTTGATCGTCTCATCATAACAATCGTGGATCGTTTTGGAAACATCATTAATAACAACGGACTTGATTGGTCTATGACGCTCGAAATTGAGAGTGACACGTGACCTCCGGGCTCCGCCTGAAATAAGTTCTGCGAACTTAATAGAAATGAATTTGAACGGCACGCAGGGAAGTCTTTACCAAGGCTTGACCCAGACGCGGCCCTACGATTTCGGGACAGACGCTATCGAACGCCAGCGCGTGTCCCTCGGTCAATCGCTTATTGATGCAGATTTTGAGTACGGCCTCCAGGCAACCAAGTGGCAAACGTACCAGGAACTTCGCCGGTTTCCAAGTTTCTTTGAGATTCCAGGAACGGACTTGGCAGTTTCGAATGTTGTGAGTGATGGAACAGCGACGTCCAATATAACAGTGTACTTTTCGAACGTTACATCTTTACCACCACCCATAGGAACTGTTATTTCCATCCAATCCCTTTCAAATCAAGAAAAAAATGCTGATCGTGCCGAGGGTTTCTTTTTGGTTACGGCTAACAACATCACGACTTCAAACACCGCCAACTACATAGCAAAAGGTCTCGTCTCGACAACCACCTCCTCGAACGTCCAGACGGCGGGTACAGTTCTTCGCCGTGGTGGCATATTCAATAGCGGTCAGGTGAAAATTCCACTGCTGACCGTCACGGCCGACGGGTCTCCGGGAACGAATGTTTTCGTTACTACTGCGCAGGCTCACGGGCTCATGCCCGGAACTCCTCTGACGGCGAACGCAGCCGGTACTTCTTTTAACGGCAATTTTTTCGTTTCGAACGTCACGAGTTTGAATACCTTTAATATTGTCTCTACATCAACAATTACAGGTGCTACTCTAACCGCAGCCATCTCCAATATTTATATGAATCCGTACTCGTTCGCGGTCCATCGTCCTTTTGATGGAGGTGTCCTTATGACCCCGAACCAGCCTTCGTACGGTGCAGCCATAACTCGTCAGTCCAAGAAGGTGTTCCGGTACCAGTCAGGCAAAGGTCTTTTGTGGTCGTCGGGAACGCTCTTTTGCCCGAACAACGATATTGCGTCTGTGAGCATCGATGCAGCGTCTCTCCCTGCTCCGGTCGGGTCGAACATAACGATAACTACATCCATAACACACGGTGCTCCTCAGCCGGGTGCTACGATCATCGTCAAGGGTGTTTCGACCCCAAATGTGAACGGAACGTACACAGTGAACTCGGTCATAGACAGTAAAACAATCAACGTACTTTCGACAGGTCAAATAAGTACTCTGACGGCTGTTTTGGCCGACCAGCCCCGTTTCATCATGTCAGCCTGGCACGGAGCCTCCGTACGTGCGGGCTGTTTCGATGACCAGAACGGGATGTTCTGGGAGTATGATGGTCAGACGCTCTTTGTCGTCAAGCGGTCATCGACGTTCCAAATTTCTGGAACGGCGAACACAAACATAAATTCGCAAGTTTTGTACGGAACTCTTACGGGTACGACTGGGTCCCTGACAGGCTCGTCTCCCGTTACAGTCTCCGTCGGCGACACGTCTCTGACGATCCCTGCTACGGGCCATACAGTCAAGGCGAACATGTACACGACACTTTTGGGAGGGTTTGCCGCGTTGGGCGTGTGTTCGGTCATCTCCACGACACTCGGAACTGTGGTCGTAGGTTTCTCACCTGCCACCGTGAGCATCAGCGGTACGCCATCGGCAACAACCTTTGTTCTACCAAATACGCGATTCCAGGACCAGCTCCGCGTGAATGATAAGATTACGATCAAGGGTATGACGCACCAAGTCACATCTATTCAGGGACAGGGTGTTCTGACGTTCAATCCACCGTTCCGAGGTGCGTCGAACATTCCAACAAACGCACCAGCAACCGTGTGTCGCATCAAGGAAATTCGCACGCCCCAGAGTCAGTTCAACCGGGACACGATCGACGGAAACGGCGCATCCGGGTTCAAGGTGGACCTCACGAAGATGCAAATGACCGGGCTTCAATACACGTGGTACGGCGCGGGTTTCATAGACTTTATGATGCGTGGGGCGGACGGCAACTGGGTCTATGCTCACCGTATCCGAAACAATAACCTCAATGACGAGTCTTATATGCGTACGGGCAATATGCCTGTTCGGTACGAGCTCGTGAACGAGTGTCAATCGGCCGTGGGTACACTCGCGTCGGCCATAACAGCCTCTCAGACGACCATCACAATCAACGAGCTGACGACATATTTCCCACCGGCCGGAACGCTCCAGATTGACCAGGAGCTCATTTCGTACACGGGCAAAACAACAAACACTTTCACGGGGTGTACACGCCCAGCGTCTCTTGCGTATAACGTCAATGATATTGCCCGTGTTTTTACAGGTCAGGCAGCCTCGAGCCACTTGTCGGGGGCGTCCGTGACTCTCGTGAGTGTTACGTGTACCCCGAGCCTGACGCACTGGGGCTCAGCCTTTTTGATGGATGGAAACTTTGACCAGGATCGTGGATACTTTTTCAACTACGCAAATACAAATATAAACATCTCGACCGGTGGTGCAGTCGTACCTGCATTTGCTGTTCGATTGGCCCCGTCCGTTTCGAGCGGCGTCATCGGCGATATAGGGTCTCGGGACCTGTTGAACCGCGCACAAATGCTTTTGCAAAAGCTCGAGGTGACGAGCGCCAACACGGTCACAGCCATCGGGTACTTGAACGCATCTAACGTCACTTTCAATACGACATCATGGATCTCTGTAAACTCTCAGGGTGGCCAGCCAAGCTTTGCACAGATTTATCCTGGAAATTTGATTACGACCACTCCTCAAGCAGGTGAACGTATTTTCCAGACGATCGTTCAGGGAAATAACCAGAACAACTTGGACCTTTCAGCACTCAAGGAGATGACGAATGCCGTCATAGGTGGAAACCAGCCGTTCCCGGACGGACCTGATGTGCTTGCAATTTTGATCCAAAATAACAATACAGGACCAAGTGGGCCCGTACAAGTCAACCTGTTTTGGGGAGAGGCACAGGCCTAAAAAGGCCAGGGCGGGTGTGTAGCACCCGCCCTGTGATCCCCAAAGGCGCCCTAGGCCCCCGAATAAACTCCTAAGAGAGGGAAAACCCGTGGTTTTCCCGCCGGGCTTTTTTCAAAAGCCCTATTAGATGGACTACGTCGTCTATGTAGATTCCAATAACCGGAACCAAAATTTGTTTCCAAATTCAAACTCATATACTCTGTACCTGTCGACCCCGATTCATAACGTGTCAAGAGTCGAGGTCCTTTCGGCCATGTTGCCGAACGTGTTCAGTTCGCAGTATCTGACTTTGGATATACAAGAGCTTCGGTCGACCCAGACCCTTGTCGCCTCGGCCCTAAGCACGACGGGAAACGCCATGGCCGTCCCCAACTCGAACGCCTTTTCAGGGGCTTTTGCTTTTGTTCCCGTCAAGGCGGCCATCTCTCTCGCATCAAACGCTTCAACCTTTTCAAACACGAGCTTCATATATAACAACGAATTTTACTCTCAAAATTACAAAATTGCGACGGAGTACCCTTCGCGTATAGATAGTATTGATCGTTTGACCATCTCGTGGAGAAATGCCGGAAACGGGTCTTTGTTTTACGACTCTGTTCTCGGTAGAGATCTCGGACGAAACATGTTCCTCTTGAGATTCGAAACCATACCGGTCCCTGAGGAGCCAGACAGACCAGACAGCCTCCCGCCGCCCGTTCCATGGGACTCGGGTGAAAAGACCAAAACGTACGTCATAATTGCAGCAACCCTACTCGCCCTTTTGCTTGTTATCTTTGCCCGAAAGTAAATGTTAACCTTTACTAGAGATGTGCGATGGTATCGCCAACGGAGGGTACATTCCCGTAGCAGCAGCTCAGTGCTGTCCTCCAGCCAATGTGATTATCGCATCAAACGTCCTGAGTACAAACGGAAACGTCATCGCTGGTAACATCATCAGCCAGGACGGAACTTTTACGGGAAACTTGTACGTCGCCGGTCAGATTATAGGGACCATCATTTACAATTCGATCAATATCTCGGGTATAGCGAACGTGTCGACACTCCAAGCGGTGACAGTTCAAGGTGGCGCTTTCTTTGGGAACGGCTCGGGCCTGTCCAACATCAACGCTTCGAACCTTGTGGGGTCGGCAAACCTCACAAACTTGTACGTGGCCAACTCAGTCACAACAACCAACCTTTCTTTTCAGAATTCAATTTTGAGTACAAATTTACCTATTTTGAACACGGCCCAGGGGACATGGGGCTCGAGTGCAAACGTGTCGCAGGTGACAGTGGACCAGTACGGGCGAGTATCGGCCGCGGCAAACGTCGCCATCACGTCGTCTCAATGGACGACCATAGCTGGAAACGTCGCGTACCAGAACGGCGTCTCCATAGGAACTCTGAGTAATCCACCTCCGGGGTCGAACCTCTATGTCCTCGGTACGGCGAACATGGACACCTTGAACGTGACGACCCTTTTTGCAAATTCAGCAATTATTTTTGGTTCACAAACACTCAACGTCTTGGGAACGTCTAACCTCAATATCGTCACCGCCGGTGCGTATTACGGGAACGCATCTGGTCTGACCAACTTGAACGCATCAAACTTGGCTTTCGGGCTCGTGAATACCGCACTCATCTATGGAAACACTTTGAGCAATATCCAGTTTTCAAATATCGTCGGTCTTTTACCAAACACCATAAGCAACCTGAACGCCTCGAACCTGGCTTTTGGCATCGTGAATAGCGCCTTGATTCAAGGAAACACAATCAGTAACATTCAAGTATCTAACGTCTCAGGGTTTGTTACAGGAAACGTCCTGAGTAACCTGAACGCCTCGAACCTAGCTTTCGGGACCATCAATAGCGCGTTGATTCAAGGAAACACAATCAGTAACATTCAAGTCTCAAACATTGCCGGATACGTCACAGGAAACGTCCTGAGTAACCTGAATGCCTCGAACCTATCTTTTGGAATCGTGAATTCTTCGCTCATCTATGGCAATACGCTGAGTAACGTCCAATTTTCAAATATCGTAGGCCTTTTACCTAATACCATAAGCAACCTGAACGCCTCGAATTTGGCTTTTGGAATCGTGAACTCTTCGTTGATTCAGGGAAACACGGTGAGTAATCTGAACGCCTCCAACTTGACTTTTGGGATCGTGAGTAGCGCGTTGATTCAAGGGAACACGCTCAGCAACATAACAGGTTCGAACGTCACTGGGAACGTGGCGAATGCAACAACGGCTCTGGTGGTTTCACAGGCTTCGCAGCCGAACATCACCTCCGTGGGAACCCTTTCGAGTCTATCAGTCTCGGGAACCACATCCTCTGGAACCTTTTCGGGATCCGGGTCGGGACTCACAGGGGTTCCGGGGTCGAGCATCACGGGGGCGGTCCAGAGCGCTGTTGTGGCTCAGGTAGTGTCTCAAGCGTCTCAACCGAACATAACATCCGTGGGAACTCTCTCAAGTCTCTCAGTGACTGGTACGGTGTTTGCAGGAACATTCTCGGGCTCGGGTGCAAGTCTCACGGGCGTTCCGGCTTCTTCTATTTCAGGGACGGTCGCAACAGCTCAGTCCGTCGTGACGGCCGCCCAACCCAACATAACCTCTGTAGGAACCTTGACAGGTCTTTCGGTCCAGGGTCTTTTGGTGGTTTCGAACGGGTCTGCAATTTCAAACATAAACGCATCCAACGTCATCCTGGGAACTCTTTCGACGAGCGTGTTTCCCCCGAGTGGAGTCAGTGCGGGTCCTTACGGGTCAACATCGAACATTCCACAAGTCACCGTCGATCAGTACGGTCGTGTGACGGCTGTTTCCAATTCAATATTCGTACCAACAAGTCAATGGACGACCGTGAGTGCAAACGTCGCCTACGGAAACGGGGTGTCTATAGGGACCATCAGTAATCCCCCGAACGGGTCGAACTTGTACGTACTTGGAACGGCTACTTTTACAAACATAGCCGGAAACGGGTCTTCAATTTCATCCCTAAATTCATCAAACCTGGTGGGTAACGTGGCAAGTGCTAACGTGGCTCTCGTGGTTTCTCAAGCGGCCCAGCCCAATATCACATCAGTGGGTACTTTGACCAACTTGGTCGTTTCAAATAGCCTAACGACCACAAACGTATTTTTGTCCGGAAATTTGAACGTCCAAGCAACATCGAACCTTTCAAATATAACAACGTCTAACCTGTTGGCCGGGACCGGGTACTATACTGGGACCCTAGGTGTTGGAGGGGCGGTCAGTGTCCTTAGCAATATCTATGCATCGAACGCGGTCCAGACTCAGAACGTCTTTACTGGAACGGTATACACGGCTGCCGTGACGAGTAGTGTACTTTCTTTGAATCTCAGTGTGACTCCTTACACGTGGATCTACGGAACGGATGGGATACTCACTCTTCCTTCAGCCGTATCAGGTAAAGGTGTTATACAAACAGGGGGAGTACCTATAAATCTCACTATCGGAGTACAATCATGGGCGTTCAATCCTTCGGGTGCAGCAGTATTTCCGGGGACCATAACGGCCGACGGTGGTCTCCTTTCAAATATCAATTCAAACGTTATTAATCAGCCTTTTGTTAACCTCGTGGTTTCAAACTCTTTGACAACGACAAATGTCATAGCGACCCGTGCCAACGTCACGACTCTCAATGTCAACTCAGATTTTGTGACCTTTTTGACGGCCGGAAACATCTATTCGGCCAATAGCCTCACGACAACCAACGTAGTGGCAGGGGGTTCCATCGTAACCCCCTTGGCTAACGTCACGACCCTCAATGTCGGCTCGGAATTTGTGACCTTTTTGACCGCAGGAAACGTTTATAGCGCGAACGCCCTCACGACGACCAACGTAGTGGCAGGGGGTTCCATCGTAACCCCCTTGGCCAACGTCACAACACTGAACGTCAGCTCTGAATTTGTGACTCTTTTGAACGCAGGGAACATCTATAGCGCGAATGCCCTTGTGACCACAAACGTGGTTTCGACCCTTGCAAATATCACGACCCTGAACGTCAGCTCTGAATTTGTGACTCTTTTGAACGCAGGGAACATTTATAGCGCGAATGCCCTCACGACAACCAACGTGGTTTCGACCCTTGCAAATATCACGACCCTGAATGTGAGTTCCCTCTTGGCCTCGACGGCCAACGTCACGACTCTCAACGTCGCCTCGGAGTTTGTGACCCTCCTCACGGCCGGAAACGTGTATTCGGCTAATAGCCTCACGACAACCAACGTGGTTTCGACCCTCGCAAATATCACGACCCTAAACGTGACTTCCCTCTTGGCTTCGACGGCCAACGTCACGACTCTCAATGTCAGCTCAGAGTTTGTGACCTTTTTGACGGCCGGGAACGTCTACTCGGCTAATAGCCTCACGACAACCAACGTGGTTTCGACCCTTGCAAATATCACGACCCTCAATGTCGCCTCAGAGTTTGTGACCTTTTTGACGGCCGGGAACATATACAGCGCGAACGCCCTCACGACCACAAACGTAGTCTCGACCCTAGCAAATATTGTAACACTCAATGTCACAAGCGTGGAGAATGTGAGTCAGCTGGCGGCTGGAAACGTCACAGTCGCAAATTCGGTCACAGTAAGTAACCTCTCGGTCTCTGGAAACATCATTCCCGTGACTCAAGGAAACACGTACGTCCAAGGGAACGTGGTCGTCGCTGGAAACGTCTACTCGAGTCTCGGACAACTGGGCGTTGGCGGGTCCCTGTTTTTCAGTCTCGGATCACCCTATACCCCAACGTTCTTCACGGGAAGCATACCTGGCGGTGGGGCCCAAACAAACGCGATTCGAATCTCTGCGTTTACGCAACAGGGTACGAGCACGTACATAAGGACATCAGCGAACGGGTGTTTCCAGTTTAACCAGACGGGCGTGTATACAATCGCAGCTAATTTCCTTACAAATTTCAATAACATCTTAGGACTCGGTATAGGCTCAAACGTCATAGACTATGGGACCCGAACGGACCAGACGTATCTCTATTCCCTGATCCCTTTTATAAGTCAAAATCCAACAGCAATCCTTGAAGCTCAGTTTTACGTTGCCTCGACCTCTTTGTACTATTACGTTGACGCCTTTAGTGTGGATAGTATCATCCTTCAACCAACGTCCAACGTCAATGGCGGGTCATGGATCTCCATAGCGCCCCTCGGAGGTGTTGCGGCCGCCTCACAGACCGTAGTCTTGAGTACCCTGGGGAACACGGTCACGGGTCAAGGGACAAACTATGGCGCTCAAATCACGGATTACTATATAGGGTGTTCGGCCGGTATCACGGTCTCTTTACCGAACGGCGCAACACTTACGGCCGGTAAACAATACGTCATCAAGGATGAATCTGGAAACGCGGCCGTCAATCACATAACTATTCAACCCTACTCCGGGAACCTCATAGATGGTCAGACGTCTCTCGTCATGGTTATAAACTACGGAGCTGTGACCCTGTATTGGACCGGTGCACGTTGGTCCGTGATCTAACAGGAACTTTGGCCGCCCAAGGCTTTTTTAGAGGTTTACCCAGGCGGTGCTGCGCACCGCAAAATAAGTCCTGCGAACTTACTAGAGATGACCTACATCCCAAACCTGACTGGCGTTACTCAGGGAACCAACCCAACCACGGAGGTTCTAGCGAGTAACGGCAATCAGTCTCTGAACGTGTGTATCAACGACCCGCGTTCGGCTTTTAATGAAGTGAGCGTCATTCAGCCGTACCCTTTGGCTCAGATCGATTTCGTCTATGGAATTTCGTCCCTCGTGACGACCAGCAACGTCCAAGGCTCGAACGCCACGGTCACAGCATCGAGCGGGCTCCTCAAGTGTACATCCAACGGGGCCGTGGGTGCTTCCTCGTGTACCTTGACCGCCAAAAAGTACGTCAAGTACCGCTCGGGTCAGGGTGCTATGACCCGCGTGACCGCCTCGTTCGCTCAGCCTGCGTCCGGAACCCAACAATTGTGCGGTGCTGGCTTTGCCGTCGCAAACACGACAACATTCATAGACTTTATAGGGTTCGGCTACGGAAACGCCGCGAGCCCTTCGACATTCAGTATCCTGTGGCGTAACGGCGCGACGGGTACGGATACTTGGATCCCTCAGTCTCAGTGGAACCAAGACTCTGTGAATGGCGGAACCAAGTCCGGTATGGTTCTGAACCCGCAAGTCCTGAACCATTACCAGGTCCAGTTTCAGAGTATCGGGGACATAAACTTGTACGTCGAGAACCCGGCGACAGGTCGGTTTATATTCGTTCACCAAATTCCGGCTGTAAATTACGCGGCCCAACCAAACTTCCAGAACCCGACCATGCAAATCTCTTGGTACTCGAACAACGCCTCGAGCTCCAACACGATAACCTTGAACGGCGCGTCCGGTGGTCACTTTTTGGAAGGAATCAGGAACTTTTGTGGGCCCCGTGGAGCTCTCGCAAACTCACCGTCGGCTAATTTAGCTCTCAATACAGAGACTATGGTTCTGGCGATCAAGAACTCGACGTATTTTGGAACAAACATTCAGAACGTCATACCGAACAGGAGTCAGATTCACTTGAGAGGTTTCTCGGTCACGGCGGCAGGACGAGCAGGTGCAGGAACCAATCCGGACCCGTACTTTAGCCCGGCCCCGGCCAATGTTGTGTTCCGTCAGATCCGAAACCCGACAAACGGACCGGCACTCTGGACACCATATAACGGAACGAATCAGAGCGATACGGACGGATCGAACATTTACGGACAATCGACCCTAAGTTCGAACACGACCCCTTTAACGGGAATCACAGGAGGTTCAACCGGTTTCACGGTGACTATTCCGTGTGGTGGTTCGACCTTTATCGATTTCGAACAGTTCGAGTCGGTCGCGTACCCGGGAGACGTTCTGTGTTTCACGGCGAACGTCAACTCGGCGTTCAACACATCAAACGTGGTGGTTTCGGCGGCACTCACGTGGAATGAGGACCTCTAGTCCAGTCCCGTAGGGACTGTCCGCCCTACCCAAAAATAGCCTCCATGACCGTCGATGCTTCACCCATATTGATTTTGATTTGAGCCCGCTCTATCCGTGGGACTTGTTTCAGGTGGCCACACATAGCCGCCTTGAGGTCACGATACATATCTGATTTCATAAAAGCATTCATCATACCTACGTGGTACGCTTCAGTGCGCACAAAGTCCCAGTGTCCCTTTCCTTGTTGAATTTCGATTTTGTATTTATGAAATTGAGGCCAATCGCGTTCCAACAAAGGTACGACCCTTTGTTGAAATACTATGGACCAAAAGTGCATGAGAAAAATGCCCGGACTCGCTACGTGAACCATCCCACCCTCCTTGAACCATACCTCATTCAGTTTCGTGTTGGGCCATACCGCAAACTTCGTCCGATCCAAGATGTGTTTGAATATTCTGGAAGCAACGTGACAAAACCTGATGCTCGGATCGAGACACTCCACGACCCCCGTAAGGTCAACGTGTTCCATATCGGGCACAACACCTTTTGCAGTTTTTTCAATTTTGTAGGTGCCAGAATCACAGGGATTCTTTCGTTTCTGATGCGACCTCAACTGGTCCCGAGCCTTGGACATGTACTCGTGTGTGAAAGTCTTCTGACACTTCGGACAGCTGATCGTCACCATCCTTGTCAGTGACCAAGAAAAAATTCCTCAAAGCTCCAGGTCGGCCTGGGTGTCCTGGAGAGTTTTGGAATTTGACCACTGGACCCAGTCTCGGGTCACCCACCTCGAGTTCCTGGGTGTGCATACGGCACATACCGGTCACCATGCATGCTGACTGGTCACACCATGTGACTGAACAACTCATTTACTACTTCACACTGAGGAACCTTTTAAACTTCCTTCCAAAATTCCTAAGGGGGGTTCAAGAGGTTTGTAAAGTAAAAGTTGTTGTCATTTCCTAAAACCAAAAGGGAGTTTTCCTCTTTAGTTCTAGGAAATAGGGGCAGGAGTTTGGGACCATGGGACCACAAACCTCCCCCTTAGGAATTTTGGAAGGAAGTCGGCCCTTTTAAAACCTTGAAACCATTTATAGGCAATGGTACACCTCGACGAGATTGATGGTGAGCTCCATATTTTGGATGAAAATCATGAGATTGTACACGCATGGACGAGAACAAAGCCGGATGGAGAGACTCTGTTTTCAAGACCCGTGTACAAACACATGTGTGGCTGGGTCAAGACCCACTGGACACCTGACGCGGACCCAGACGACCTATGGGTACGGGCCGAACAGGCTTGGGACTCTTTGACCCTGGACCAACAAGCGTACCTCTGGAACATGAGTCACCAGGAGGAACAAAACGCACAAGACTTGTGTACCGCGCTCTTGGCGCATCTTTCAGAGTACAGAGGTCTTGAGAATGTGAAGAAGGCTTTTTATGGGGCTATTCGGTCGGTTTTGGAGCAGTTCGAGTGACCGAAATCAGTCCCTTCGGGACTGGGGTCCTATTCTGTTTTGAAATTACTTGAAGCCTGACGGGGGCGAACTCCGGGGGACTAGGGGACATTCGTCCCCGTCCCGGGTCCTTTACTTCATCATCTTGTACACGTACGCGCTCAGCAGGCAGAACACCAGCGCGTGTATCAGCACACCGATCTGGGTAGGCTTGCCCTGAGCGTCGGTGATGTAGTCGCCGACCAGAGGGAGCATGCTGGTCAGATCATAGGTCATGGGGTTGGCAATCAGGAAGAACAGAACGAAGCAAGCAACCTGAGACATTTGGTACTATATACTGGGAAAAAATTTGGTCGGTACTAGTAGATGGGCTACAGTAACGTAGCCGGAGACTTGAACGTTTACGGGACGAGTACACTCAGTACCCTTGTCGTCAACGGTTCAACCCAACACTATGGCCCAATCACGAGTACAAACAGTGCATCCTTTTCAAATTTGATAGCAAATACCTTGACTGTTACGGGCAACTTCATCGTCACGGCCACAAACACAAGTGTTTCAAACGCAATTTCGATCGTGAATCAAGGGTCCGCAACCGCCCTGTACGTCAACCAGAACGAGTCTGTGGCTCATACACACAATTCTCTCGAGATTTGGGACCACACGACTCTCGCCATGGTCGTTGACCCCAACGGGAACGTGGCGATTCACCAAGCACGTTCAGACGGGTACGCCCTGTCCGTCGTCGGCGGTGTTTCCATGGACGTTCTGACTCTGAGCACGCCTTTAGCCATTTCCTCGGGCGGGACAGGGACTGCGACGGGTGCGACCCAAAACTACGTCTTTGCTGGTCCGTCCGTGGGTTCGGCCGGTGCACCCTCGTTCCGTGCGCTCGTCAATGCCGATCTTCCTTCGTACATCTCCGTGTCGAATGTATCGGCGAACGGGTCGGCCCTTTCGACCCTCACAGGTTCGAACGTGACTGGAAACGTTGCCCAAGCGACTCTGGCCCTTGTGGTTTCCCAAGCTGCTCAGCCGAACATCACGAGTGTAGGAACACTCACGAGTCTCTCGACACCCCTTGCAAACGTTGGGACTCTCAATGTCCTCACAATTTCAAATCTAAATTCGTTGACGACAAACCTCACGGCTGGAGGTTACGTTATAACCCCCTTGGCCAACGTAGGAACCCTGAACGTCTTGACAATTTCCAACCTGTCCTCACTGACCACAAACCTCGTGGCCTCTGTAGCCAACGTAGGAACCCTGAACGTCTTGACAATTTCCAACCTGTCCTCACTGACCACAAACCTCGTGGCCTCTGTAGCCAACGTAGGAACCCTGAACGTC